TGTTATCCATGCAAGCAGATAACGTTGAATCGAAGAAAAGTGGTGATGTGCCACAGATCCCCGAAAAACTTGGGTTCGGGGGTAGAGGTTCTGTTGTCCTGGAGGTAAAAACACCTTCCGAGCGACAGGCGATTGTGCGAGATGAATCGTCCGTACAGTCCTTACCTTTACCAAACCCGGGGGGGCAGTTCCTAAATCCTTTTGATAGGAGCAAGCGACTTAATCGTCTTGACTCCAAAGATCCGGGAACTGCTCATCGCATGAGAGCGGGGCTGAGTGTCCTTCAGGAGATCCTTACTCTTTATGGATTCCAAGGCTCAGCCTATACAGCCGAAGATGAAATTTTATATGTGAACCAAGCTATACAACTTGGGTCCTTCGGCTGGGTGAAATGGTTTAAATGGAAGCTTGCTGCAAACTTCGCTCTGTGGAAAAGAACAGAGCCTCTTCCACCTCTTGGAGACTTATCTCCTTGCCTTTTTCCTGGGCGTTTTAGAGGTTGGATGAGGAAATTGAGAGTCTTCGACAATGCAAAATTTCAGTCGTTGATTCAGACACTCAAACAGGCGAAGAAGGGTCTACCGCGGCCTTCAGGCGAATTTCTTGAGAAGGCGCGGGAGGAAACGATACATGTCCTCTTTAGGAGGGAGCCCGACTGGTCTAAAAATGAAGTATACTTGCCTTTCAAGCGAGATGCTTTTAAAGGGCCGGGGCGTTGGAAACAGTATCGTTACAAAGATGGGAATCCGGATACTGATTGTTACCAAATCAATCGAAAGTCAATTGAATATCAGATCCGCAGGACCGTACGTGAGGTTTTCGGTAATCACAATTTTACCGATAAGGATATTCATCCAAAATTTCCCTCAGTTAAATCTGCCTATGGCTACTCACGCGGAAGCGGAGGCCAAGCCAAATGCATAATTGGCAGAAAGGAGTTTCGTGTAGACGAACTCCCGGTCAAATCGACAGTCGTGGATGTTAAAGTTTTCAATCCAAATTACATCGACTGGAAAGCACATGACACATGTCACCTGAGTAGACATAAATGCGAGCACGGTATTTCTAATACTATGTCCATAACCGACCTTGATCGACTGATCATGGATACTTGTGTCCCATGGAGGGAACGAAAGTCCGTGGTTGTTGACGATCGAGAGTTAGACTGGATGTACAAACAGGCTTATGGAGAAACCCTCCTTTCAATTATTGATGAGCCTGCTGAAGTCGAATTTGTTGCTCTCGCCGAAGCATTAAAGTGTCGGAATATTTCCAAAGGTCCAGCAGAAATTTATTGGGTTCTTTCGCAGATGCAAAAGAAACTCTGGACTGTGCTTAAAGATCATCCCACCTTTACCCTAATTGGTACTCCGATAACGGAAAACATCGTCAATGATG